ATTGTGAGCCGGTGAATGAAGTCCACGAAATCAAATCTTGTGTCGAGGAATTATATATAGAAATTTCTATATTGTCCTCTAGTCGCTTAGCAAAATTATAATTTTGACTTCCTGATGTTTTTATGTAATTTAATTTTTGCTCACCAATAAACGAAGCTGAGTAAATTCCATCATCTTTTGAAGATATTGTTATATATTGGTTTAAATTATCGATCTTCATTCTTATGTTATAATCTTATTTTTAAAATCTCCAATACCTGGATGAATAATAGAAGATGACGGGAAACTATCAAGCGATCCTGGCAGAACAATGTTATTATCGGCACCATACGAAATAGGATCATCCTCTTCCGGCGGTGCGCCAGGAAGAATGACAGTATTATCTGTTATAATGGGTCCGCTAAGGGTTAAATCAACGGATTGAGGCAATATTGGACCTGCGAGAGGGTTATAATTAAGAGAAGTAGGATCATAAATATCGTTTGTTGATGGACCTATTGACGTGACAGGTGTTACAGTTGTTCCGCTTGGTGTAAATGGTTCTGTTGGAAGAATAACTCTTCGTGGAATGTCAGTTGGTTGATCATATCCTGGATCAATATTAAGTGGATCATATGGAAAATCAGACGCAAAATCATTAACAGAAATTCCTTGCCCAAGCATAATTCTTAATTCTATAATCAAATCCTTTTGGGTTAATGATAATGTTCTAAATTCTCCACCTTCATCTGCTAACAATGTTAGTTGATCGAGTCTACTTTGAAGAAAGTTTAATTGATCTTGAAGAAACGAATCACCCTGTTGTGTAGCAATTTCCTCAACGAACTCAGAAAATTCAGTTTGAAATATTTCGGAAATTTTTGAATTGGAAAATTTATCATGACGAACTGGAAATGATGCTAAGGAACGATTTGGATCAATTGATGCAACATCAGTTCTTAATACATCATTTTCAGACAAATACTCATTTTCAACTGAACCCGAAATGGTTATTGAATTGAGTTTATTATTATCAAAACGCGATACTCTAATATTGGTTGTCATTATCTTGAAACTTTAAATGGTTGGCTACTTTCAAAAACCTCTGAAAGATTTCCATCAATCACTTTTATATATATGTTGTAATACCGTTCTTGTGGCAAAGTTGACATATTAAGATTAAAAAATGAACCAGAAGAATCACAAGATATTTTTGTATAATCTCCAAAATCAATTACAAACTCTTCACTCTCAGCATCTTTAATTGCATACTGTGATGCAATTGGTAAATAACTTGTCGAAGTGTATCTACTGAATTGATTAGAATATGTTTTAGCGGGATACTTTATTCGAGATAAAATTCTAAATAATTCAACATCAGTATTTTTGTAATTAGATTTCATAGCTTTTACTTTTACTACATTTTGAGTTTCTAACGAAAATGGATCTAAATTTCCAGTAATAAACGATTGGTCATCCCATTCAACGGAAATTCGTGGAATATAAATTGTGTTAGTATCCATAGAATAGAACCTAACAGCGCCAGACCCAAGAGCAGAATTTGATCCCGAATTTCTCAAGATTATTCCCTCGTTTGGTTGATCGCCTCTTAACCAAGAATCCATGATGGTTGTTATATCCAAACTTAAATCAGCAGTTTCATTCAAGAAAGATTGAGAAACAGAAGATGATATTGTATGATTTGTAACCGCTCCGTTAAGAGTTGTTTGGCTACTACCTGATTGGAAACCTATATTGGTGATTCCAAGTGAACCTGTAAAAATCATATAACTTCCTGATTGTGTAACCGCAACGAAGTCCAATGTATCATTGATTTTATTTATCAAATTATTAAGACTAGAAGTTAATACACTCCCTGATTCAAAATAATATAAACTATTAGAAATATCATCTGATTTCAATGCGAATGACGATGATTCATACGATCCGTCAAATGAAGTTTCTGTTGATCCCGATGTAAAGCTATAATCGTCTCCTACACTACCAGAAAGGCTAGCAGTGAAATAAATAGTAAAATCGTCAGTATTGAAATCAAAGTTATGAGACGATGATATGGAAGCCAGAGCATCCGTAAGTTGGCCAAGTCGAGAATATAATCCAGATCCTATTCCGCCCGTGAGGTATTGATAATTATACACGCGGGTATTTGTAACCGTTTTACATACATCGGTGCTGCTACTTATTTCAAAATCATCGTAATCTAAGAAATATGCATCATTTCCCAATTCTCCCATATCAGACCCACTAATAATCAAATACGAAGCGGTAACACTTGCTGATATTGAGGATGATACTGAAGATGTTAAATAAAAATCATCCACGGCATTAATTTCCAGCGAGAACGAAGTTACATTATGATAATTGTCAGTGTTCGCATAGAAGAATTTAGTTCCACAGTCCAAATCAGGAATATTGTTATTACCAACGGCAATAAATGACCAAGATGTAACAGAATCACTCAATACAAATTTCTTTCCTGCATATAACGATCCGGTAGTGAATTGATTTTGAATTGTAGCATCCGTTGATGCAGTAATTTCCCACCCAATAAATAAATCATTACCACAATCTTCTGGAGTATATTTGTTGACAACATAAATACTGGAAGTTTGGGAACCACTCATAACTAATTTATCGAAATTATTTAAGGCGGTGATCTCAACTGACGCTGAGGAATATCCCACGGAACTGGATAAATAATTATATTCTGATAAAAATGATGAAGTCACTCCTGCAGAAGATGTAACTACGAAATTGGTTCCGATTTCAATATTGGTTATTTCTGTTGATCCAGTTCCATAATTGACTGATTGAGATACAAGTGTTTCATACCAAGTTCCCCCGTTTTCCGCTGAAGAAGTGATGTCTCCTGACCACGATTGTGTTGCAGCAAATCTATAAATCCAACTTGCACCATTTGTTTCATATTCATCTGCGAAACGGCCGGTGCCGCTCGACCAACTCTGTGATATTGGGTTTGCTAAAATGTCAAAATTTTGTGGGACTTCATCAAATTGGGAAACTTTCATTTTTAAAACAAATTTTGGATTTGTTATATCTCCACTCGCAATTGATTGAGAAATGGCTGAAATATTAAATTTTATTAATGCACGACTTTCTGCGTCTCGATAGGTAAGGTCGTTGTTTATGATGTAATCTTTTCTATCTTCTACTTCCAGAATTTCATCTTTCCCAAAATTCCTTGTTAACAGGGATGGATAGCTGGAAATAAAAGTGTCTTTTTCTGGATAAATAAACTTAATCATACTCTATAAATATGACCTTAGATAATTTATCCAAATCTTTAAAATGTGAATTTGATTCTAAAAATTTTAATTTGTTATATTTATACAATATACTAAACAATTGATTGTTTAAATGAAAACTTATACCATACGAATCTTTCCAACAAAAGATCAAAAAACCGAACTAATGGATCTATCATCAATTCGTATGGAAATTTGGAACACACTTTTGGATATTCAGCAACGAGAATATAAAACAAATAAACGCATATTTAATAAATTTGCTTTAAATAATAAATTACCCAATCTTAAAAAAACAAAATATCCTCGTTGGAAAAAATTAAATTCTAAATCAATTCAAACAGTTTCAACCGAAGTGTTCCAATCGTATAGATCGTTTTTTAATTTGATTAAGAAAGATAAAACAGTAAGACCACCTAAGAAAAAAGAATTTGCTGGGTTCCATACAATTACATATAATCAATCAGGTTGGATTTTTCAAAAAAATAATATTTTAAAAATAAACCAGATCCCATTTAAATTTAAATCTCAAAAAGATTATTCAAATGAAAACATTAAAGAATTGCGCATTAAATATACAAACAATAAATGGTTAGTGGATTTGGTTATTCATAATATAATTGAATATAAAGAAAATTTAAATATAAATACAAAAGTATTGTCATTGGATTTAGGATTAAAAAATCTTGGAAATGGAATTGATAATGATGGCAATGTTATTTATGTATCCAATAAAGCCAAAAAAATTAATAAATATTTTAACAAACAAATTAACAAGGTTAAAAGCAAACTTTCAAAAAAGAAAAAACATTCCAATTCTTATAAAAAATTAAATAAAACAAAACAAAAATTATATAGGAAAAAAAATTCTCAAGTCAAACAAACTCTACATATTCAGAGTAAAAAATTAACGAATATGAATTACAATACAATTGTAATCGGAGATCTAACAGTTAAAAAATTAATGAATACCAAAGGAATTAACAAAAGAAAAAAAGGATTGCGAAAATCATTTGGCAATTCTAATATTTCAATGTTTGTTAATTATTTAACATATAAATCTCAAAATAAAAATATCAATCTTGTTAAAGTGAACGAATCAAATACTACTCAAACCAATTGTTTAACCGGCAAACGATTTAGCACAAAAATTGATCTATCACAACGAACAGTTGATATAAATGGAATTATTCTTGATCGGGATATCAATTCTGCAATAAATATATTAAAAAGATATCAAGATAACCATCTTGCCTCAATGAGCAGGCCATTTAATGTTACATTAGATGTTCTTAAAGAATTTTCTTTAAGGAAACCTATCGTTTTTTAAACATAAACGCTCATCCATTACAAGCATTTACCAAAAATATCTTTATCTGGATACTTCAATTCAAACACAGAAGGGTCGAGTGGCGGAAGAATAATTCCATTTCTAGTAGCACCTTCAATGTTGTATTTATTAATAGAATAATCACCATTTTCTTTTGTTTTATTGATGATTTCGATTTTAGCAACGGATTGCACTCCTTCAACATTTCCTATATTAAGCATAAGAGAATTTAAATTGATAGGAATAGAGAATGACCATTTATCAATATCAAAGAAATCTTTGATAGTATTATTGCAATTTAATAATAATAATTGTTTATTTTCTCCTTGGAATGGTATAATTTCGTAATTCACTCCAATATTTACAACATTACCATGTCGAACAACAATATCATCGGTCAGCATTCTATATGGTCGTAGGAATTCTTTTATATTAGCAATCACGGCATCATTAGATTGAATCAATTTCTTATTAGCATCATATGATAAAATATATAAATTTACGGCAAAATTCTTATTGGATTTATCAGAAACATTTGAATTTTCTCGTAAAAAATCATCAGATAATGAAAGAGCTTTTGCAACCGAACCAAATTTCTTCGGCATAGATAAAATTCTTACCGAATAATCGTCAGATGTTACCATTCTGTTTTGAGCATTAAAAAATGCAATGGAGTTTTGTTTAACTTCATTGTCCGATTCAGCACTTTTTCCACCAGAAGCTCCTTCTGGGTTTGTAACCCGCAACGAACTTCGTAATCTTCTAAAAAGATTTTGTTCCGCTGAAGCCATAATATCAATATCTTGATCGTATTCTGCACGAGTAACGGTGATAATTTCATTGGATGCTACATTTGACTCAATTCCGCCGCCAGCAACATATTCTATTGTAAACGAAGTGTTAGCTGTTGGTATGATTCCGAACGAAGGACCATCAACAAAATTTGTCGGATCAATTGAAATACTGTTAACACCTTTATTTAAAGACACTTGTTTAATATTGGAAACAATTTCATCTTGAATATTTGTATTTTCACCTGACCCAAATTCTAAAAATGTTTTACTAAATTCATCTATGATTGTCACAAATTTTCTATCGGTTCTTAATGAACCAAGAATAACAGGAACTGATGATTGGTATTGTGATGAACTATTTTCTGTGATCGCATTATTTTTATAATTGGTTAATACAATATCTTGTGCTAAATTATCAACTTCATACCATTGGTATCCATCGGAATCTGTGACGCTTAATACTTCAATAACATCGTTTCTTGATAATTCAATCTTATAAAATGTTGTCGGTGAACTAACTTGAAAAGTTTCTGTTATGATTTCACCGGAAGAAGCTTCCACTTGTTTTTTTAATAAAAATGTTTCAACATCTCCTACATCATTTCTATTGAAAACCGAAATTTCAGTTGGGTCATCATTTGTATTCACAGAAAAATTTACGGGAGCAAGAGTTCTAAATTTAACATTGTTGGTTGTTGAAGCAACCATATTTTCTTTTATTTTCAAAGAATAATCATAATCAGGAATAAATTCTCCATCTGCATCAATTGTAGATGGAATAATTTGAAAAACATCCAATATTACAGATGCAGGATGTGATGCTTTAGGGCGATATCCTAAGAATCTAGCCATATTAATAATATTTTTTCGTTCACTAGCCGTTCCTGGAAAAGATTCATTGAATTGATAATCTGTATAAAATGACAAAACATCGCCAACAAATGCTACCATGTCCACAAACATCATGCCTGTTGAACCATCTTTAAAATCTTTGTAGGTTTCTGGATAATAAGCTTCAATCAGATCTATTAAATTGGCTTTTAAAGAACCAAAATCCTTTGAAAGATAATTAACTCTGACTTTCTCTGAGAATTCTTTTGATAATTTTGTATTCATGATATTATAATGAGACAGTAATATTAAGTAAACCAGTTATTGGTGTATTTTTTATTTTATAACTTACATTTAAATTGATAGAATTGGGAAATTCGGTTTCTTCTACTTCAACGGATATTAATTCGATTGATGGCAACCATATATTAATATCTTCTGTTAATACATCCATAATAACCGCAGTGTCAGTTACTGGTTCAAAAAGAAAATCGTAAAGCGAAGATCCATATTCTGGTCTTCCTGGCCGAGTTTTCTTTGGAGTTAAAATTAAATTTGCTAAGCTATCCCGTATGGTTTCACTTGTTTCAAACAATTGTTCAAAATAACCAGTATCTCCTCTCTTTATTGGATAGGATATGCCTATGGGATTAACCGTCATAATTTTGCAAAATCTATATTTGATGGACCTGTCACTACACGTTTTGCATCTACTGCTTTAAGAAGTGACGAATAATCCTTGGTTAATGCTTGAGCAACTCCGGGAGCTATAGCTTCTATATCAGCAATATTCACCTTCTCACCGTGTTCACCGGCTGAAAACTCTTGATCCGAATTTTCGGTTGAATAATCAGGTTGTGTAAGAGCTTGTTGAAATTCCCCTTCCATACCACCTAATTCAGATCCATCGGAAATTCCTCCTTCGGTGTGTTTAAAAACTTCGTTTAATAGTGGATTATTTGAAAACTTAATCGCTGATTTACGAGATCCCGGAGCCAATCTTGAAGTTGAGGCTGGAGTCGGCGATATTTTATCCATATTGGTAACAGCGATTTCTGCTAATAGCGAAGGTAGAATATCATTTAAGACTTTATATAATTCTTCTTTAATTATAGGTCTAACCAACTTGTTTAATAATTCTTTTTTCATAACAATAACTATATATTAACCATTTATTTCACCACTAAAGCTTCCAGGAGCACTTACGAAGTATCCGCCAGGAATATTTGAAACTTTCCCTACTCTTCCATCATTTTCACCAATTGTGCTTCCGTCCTGACCTTTAGCATGTCCTCCTCCTGTAAGAAATACCCGTTTACTTAATGTTACAGGCAATTGTTGTAGGAGATTTTCAAGCTGTTGAATTTGAACGGGAACTTGAGATTCCGGTTTAACAGCATCACCCACAGTTGGATGAGTATGGTGATAATAATGAGTGTGAGTTTTTAACCATTTACCCAATTTATACAACCACTCAATCATGGTTTCGCCCAATACTGCTGGCTCTTTGGTTTGATCGTATTCCCCAAGATAAATAAACGGAGAATTTATTACCGTTTTTTCATTGGTTGTCATAACGATTTGTTGATGAGAATCAATAGATACTTCGGAATCACTTTTTATTCCAAATCGACTCTTCGAAAACAGTAAAGTTTCCTTTGTTCGCGATCCTAATATTAATCGATCTGAGAAAATAGCTATTTGATCACCGTTTAAAATCGGTGTTTTCCAAGATGTAGCTCCTGATGGTGAAAATGCAGATTGTTCTTCTGATTGTGTAGCGGAGAATATTCGTTTTTTAAAATGTGATCCTTCTTCTTGACTAAAAAGTTTCAGTTTTGATTTGGTTATACCTGATGTAAGATGAATAGAAGACCCATCTAAATTTATATCCTCTTGAATGGTTGAATAAAAATGATTTTGAAGAAGCGGGTCAGCCTTTTGTCGATTTCTAATCAATACAAATGGATTTCCCTTTCCAGTATCCATTTTGAGTTTTGGGTTTGTAACGTCAACTTCTTCTCTTGTGCTGTAATCATCATATTGACCTGAACCACTGTCATTCCCTCTAAATTCGTCATAAGCACCAAATCTAATTGATTGTCCAAATCTACTTTCGATGATTAAGTCACCTTCAAATCGTTGCAATCTTCTAATTTTATTATTAAAAGAAAAATACCGTCCACCAGCACCAAAATTTTTCAAAGAATCTTTATCACCATAAGTTATATTTATCTTTGGACCCGAAAATTCTTCCAATTCACCTGGCAAACCACCAGGTTCAATTGGTCTACCAAATCCATTGCTACTATATAATTCAGCCGAAAAATCACCTGAATAATTTAGTCTGCTTTCGTGAAAAATTCTATTTGTATAAAATAGCTTTCCTCTTATATCAACCAAATGAACTATTTCATTCAAAAGCGGTATTTCAACATGTGTTGAATCTATTGGAGAAGCCCAACGAATTACTTCTGCGGTTGATCCCTTATCAGAATATAGCATTCTTGCTTTAATATTTCCGATGTAAGATAAATTCTTTTGTCCTGCATGAGAATTATTGTCTAATGTTGGCGGAGTCAAAACTCCAGAAATGCTTGATTGATTAATTCGCGGATGTGTATCATCTAAAATTACATCTAAAACTACCGCTGGCTCAAATTGAAAAAATGATTCCGAATCAGTTGGTGTGGATGCCAAAGAAGACACATCTGGTATTTTTCCAGGAGTCATCTGAGTAGATATATTCCGCTTGTATGTTTTTTTATACATTAATTCAGTTTCCGTTTAGCATCCAAAACAATATCACTAACATCTAAATTTACATCCTCTCCTACCGTTTCAATAACATCCATCAAATCTTGTTTTTCCGATTCAGTTAATTGAAACGATCCCTCATCCACCGTTCCTTGTTTACTAGCTATTCGTTGAATTATAGCAGCTAATTTAACAAGCTGATCATCGTTTTTTACTCCAATATCCAAGTAGTCTTTAATCAACGGAACAATCATTATACCGTCAGTCGTATCTTTAATCAACACTCGAAGCTCACTAATAAGAATATCCACTTGGGTTCGAGTATTTTGGCTGTTTACATAGATGTCTTTACACAAATCTGAAAATTTTGTGCCTTTAAAAATTTCAATATCGTTGTCCATATATATAAATATGGATAATCGATATTTTATCGATTTTTGTTCAATATCCCTCTTGACATATTGACAAGTTCATCGAATAATTCTTTTTCACTTTTATCAACAACCCATGTTCCTGAAAAATATTTTTTATTCATATGATCTCTGAGAGCTCTAGCAACGGAACTAAATGTTTTATAATCTAATTCACCATCTTTTTGTAATTCCTTAAATATCTGAATTTGAATATTATTCCACTCCGGAAAACTTTTTAAGGAAAATTCCGCTAAAATTTCTTTTAATTTTTTCATTTTATTTCAAGAAATTCACTCTGTCCAACGTCATGTTGATTCAACGATACATGCCCACGAGTAAAATATTCATTAGAAATATCTCGTTGAGATGCTTTCATTTTATTTATTACTTTGGTTATATGTTGAGTTTTGCAGCCTGAGATCTCTCTAATATATAAATATATGGCTTTTTTATTAAAATTTTCGATTCGTTCTGATACTCTAAATAATTCTAAAATAGCAAAAGCTATTTCCATTTCTTTCTTCTTAGTAAATACGTTTGGAATATTTCTTTCCCAATAATCAATAGTGATTTGTGCTAATTCTTTTGGTTCTTCTACATGTTTGTTTTCAAATACCAAAATTTCACCGGAAGTATTTTCTTCTGGCTGATCTAATATCTCCGTGTGTTTTTTCCACTTATTATATGTGTTGTTATTACTGTGTATTAACCAATGTTTGGCTACAATAGTAAAATATGAATAAGCTTTAGCACCGCCGTCTGCCTTTGATTTATATTTATGAAGATTCGAGGTCATAAAAGATACAACTTCAGATTGAACATCTTCCGGCGAAATTTCGAAATACGAAAATTTATAAGTATTATATACATTTTCCGCTAATTTTCGAAGTGGCTGATAAATTCGTGATGTATAAATCTGATTGCGTTTCCGCTCACATTCTTCGTTATTATATTCGACAATTGCATCCTCAGTTTCCTGA